CGTGAACTTCGCGGCGCGCTCTCTTGATGCTTTTGCCTTTGTAGCCATTGCAGTGGGCGTCTCCACGCATCCAGAACCTGTACTTGTAAGCCCAGAAGTAAGCCAGGCCCTCGTACGCCGTCGTGCCGACACGACCTCCGTCGCGCAGGAGGTCGATCATTATTTCCGCGTGATCCGCAAAGTCTATGACGCTCGACTTCGTAATTGCTACGGAATTTGTTTTGAAGAAGTTGACGCCGTAATTTGCTTCGCGGGCCGTGTAGCCCTTTCCGCAAAGAACGGCACTAACTGCAATCGATAGGGGACTGTTCATTTCATCTCCTTGTCAGGCATTGGGTAATAGTAGAGTGCGTAGCAAACCTGGGCTCGCCTCAGGTCGTATGCCGCCATGAGTTCGGTAACCGTCATGGTCTTCTTTGCGGCTTGGATAGCGACAACCTCTTCCAAGGTCCAAGCCTTCTTTGGTCCAAGTGCCATGCTCAGTTTTCCAACGCGCGGATTGTGGGGTTTAGTTCGTCAACCAGCATGACGTCGAGCGCCTCGCCGTGGAGGATTTTGCAGGCGCTGGTCGCCTTGTACCCCATGATCGTTTGCATGGGGTGGCTCAACTCGCGCATCAAGTCCTCGGCCATGTCGCGTACTTTGATGAGGTGGTCCAGGTCCTCGGCCATGTCGCGACGTTCGTCGGCGACGGTGTAGTCCGGTGCGGGCCTCACGAGGACAGCCTCTTGCGTTTGACGCGGAGGGCTGCCGCGTGGGCCTCCCAGATGTCACTGAACCGTGGGTCGTGAGCCGCGTCTCGTGCGCGCTCGCAATTTCTAATTAGTGCGGATAGCGACCACGCCGTGTGGGTCGCCCCCGTATATTGGATAGGTTTGTCATTACGCTGTTCTGTTTGGAACACATTCGCTCTCCCGATGGTCTGCCGCTAATGCGGAATAGTCCCATATTGTTGGGGATATTAACGAATGTCAAGAGCGCATACTGATGCTGCGTGCAGCAAAGAGACTGGGGTCTTGAGCCTTCCCGTTATTATTGATAAATTCCGGGGGTAGTTTTTACTCTCGGTATTTCCACGAAAAGTCGAGACTATTTTTAACTGACCTTATCCATTTGCATTCTGCTTTTTCTCTGCCCCGAGCTTCAGTACGTCCGGATCTTGGAGGCGGAGCTATTTCGCAGAGCGAATATTCTGTCAACCCAAGAGCCTCCAAAGGAACCTGAAAAAGTCGAGGAGCCACGGGTGATACCCAGGGAAAAGCCTCCCCGACCTGTCGAGCCGCTGATCCGGTATGTCTTGCCGGGGTTCAAGATGCCAGCAGGGACATAAAAGAGAAGCCCCAGCAGGCTGGGAGGCGCCGCCGGGGCTTCTACGTCGGGGGGTCCGGTGGGGAGGACGGCCCGACACCCCAGGAGGTTCAAGTCTCAGGGGTCCGGCAAGAGTAGCACAAAAAAAGACGGGCTCTCGGGAGAGGCCCGTCTTTCTTCACATCGGGAGATGTTGAACCTTGGAGGGTGGCTCGTGGGCACCCTACCACACGCTTCGATCTATTCGCCAGCCCCACGATAAAAAAGTTCTGCGTGCTCCTCGCAATATGCTCCTCGGGTGGAGAGCAAGCCGCAGCCTACCTTCTCGCACGTCTTCGACCGGGGGATACCCAAGCCGAAGTGGCTCGCCGTCATCTTTGCTCCGAAGCCCTCGTGCTTTTCGCTGGAGCCGCCACGACTTCTCGCTTGGCTCGCGCCGGGGTGAAGCTTTGCCATGTTAGGTCAGTCTCCTTATTAGGTACTCGGTCTTGCCGGTATAGCTACCATCCTCCGAGACATTCTTGCGCTGCGCGAACTCGAACATCGGCTTCCCGGCCTTGGGGCCTGTCGTTTGCAGCATTTTTTCCTGGGACCACGCAAGCCGTCTCGCGGCACTCGCGATCTGAGCCTTGGTCAATATGTGTTGGAGATTGTCGCGTTGGGTTGCCCGCGACAGGGGCCTTCCAAGAGAATCTCCAAGAAGTGTCTCAGTTCTGTCTGCAAAATAGTAGGCGACCCACACTGGCGCCGAGGCAATTTCGTTTTCTATTCTCAGGATGTCAGGGTCGCCGTCCACGGTCATGGCTCCAACAACGTGTTTATGGTCCGGTGGCACGCACCACAGCGCACCGAGGAGGGATCAGAATCATAGATGCGTCCACGGGTCAGGCCGCCGCAAAAGTCGCACTCCAGATATGTCTGGCGAAATCTCTTATAGGGGCCCTCGGGGTTTTTTTCCCTCAAGTCGTTCCAAGGGTTCTTAGCGGGAGGCACTTTTGGTTGTCTTTGGATCAGAGACCTCAGACATCTTTTCAAGCATGTGCGTGAATTGTCCGCTAATCGTGCGGTGTTCAGACCGCGCCAACGCCTTCAACTTATTGTAGGAAGGCACGGTTATGACAACGCTCTTCCACTTTTCGGGGTTCATAATTGCAGTCTCCTCGTGGTGGACATTACAGGACTCGTCCCTAGTGGTCAATATCAAGTGTCGCGAGGTTCCCCCAGTTACCACCCATAGATATATCGCTGGGAGATGGCACCTCTAGCTTTACCGCGTCCTCCATAATCGTGCAGAGGTCGCGGGCTTCCTTCTCGCTGGCAACAGAGAACGCAAGCTCGTCGTGGATTTGCAGTAGGGGTATCTTGCCCGTCTCCTCGTGGATCTTAGCCATCGCCTCCTTGGTCTGGTCCGCTGCGCTGGACTGGATCAGTCTGTTGAGCGCCTTGTATGTGTAGGCGCGTTTGATGTTGTCGCCGTATTCTATGTTGGCCTCCTCTTTGGGTAGGGCCCTGGCCGACACGAACATGTTGGGCTCCCACAGGTCGAACCGGCACTTGCGGCCGAGCAAGGAGCGGACGGCGCCACCCTTGTCCCGGTGTGACACCTTGCGCTGTACGGCGTCCATCAACTCCTTAACGAACGGGACCTCCTCGTGGTACACGCGCATAAGACGCTTGGCCTCCTGCGGCGTCACGTCCAGTTGCTCCGCGAGCCGTGTTTGCCCCATGCCGTACATGATGCCGAGGTTGATGGTCTTCGCTTGCTTGCGTGGGATGCCCGCAATGTCCGCGACTTTCTGGTGGAAGTCGGTCTTGGGGTCTGTGTTGTAGGCGTGAACGAAGGCGTCGGCACCCGTCAGGCCATTGTGCGTGAGGCTTGCGAAGTGGACCATGATGCGTGGTTCTTGCTGATCGAAATCCATAGACGCCCACTGCTCGCCTTCCTCCGGCAGGAACAGGCCGCGTATCTTTGCCGCCATCTCTGGGTTCCGGGCAGGGATTTGTTGGAGGTTGGGGTTGGAGCATGAGATGCGTCCCGTGACTGTCCCCCCTCCCTCCGAGCGCAGTTGGTTGATGTGGCCGTGGATGCGGCCGTCCTCGGCGTAGCGGAAGATGCTCGACAGGAACGTATTGCCCAGCTTCGAGTATTCCCGCGCCATCGATATCTGTTGCGCGATGGGGTGCTCGTGTTGCGCCAGGAAGTTCTTCGTGAAGCTTGGAAGCCCCGTCGGGGTCCGGCCATAGGTTATGTCCAGATGGTCGAACACCTTGGCGATAGACGCGGCGGCCCAAAGCTCGACCCCAAGTCCGGTCTGCTTCTTGACGTCGGCCAGGATGTCGTTGACGACAGAAAGGGTTTCCTGCTTTAGCCGCTCGGCGGCGTCTAAGTCTACTCGGACGCCCCGCCACGTCATGTCGATGCAGACGGGGAGGACGCGCGTCTCCAGGTCAAAGATTTGCCAGAGGTCTTGCTTGGTGAGTTCCATCTTGAAGATGCGCCACAGTTCCAACGTCAGGCGGGCGTCAGCCTCGGCGTACTCCCCCACAAAACAGGCGGGCAGTTTGTATAGCTCGGCCTTGGGGTCCACGCCGAAGTTCTGGGCGGCATCCCGGAGGGCGGCCTCTGACTTCATGTTCCCGGTGTAGTCGTAGCTGACTGCGTTGAGGGAAAAGCTGAACCGGTTCTCGTTAAGCAGGGGCGCTGCGAGCATGGCATCGATCAGTCGGCCGCTCAGGTCTATGCCCAGCCGCTTGAGCCAACCCACGTCGTAGGCCGCGTTGTAGAAGATCTTGTCAGAGGGGTGGCTCGCTATTTCCTTCTCGAACCAACGCATGACGATGCGCCGGTCGAGGTTTCCCCCGCCCTCGTGGGCAATGGGCAGGTAGGCGTTAAACCCGTCGTACGCGACGGCGATGCCGACGACGTCCCCATGTCCCGTGGCCCACCCAGGGCCGTGGGTCCTGAGGCGTGGGTCTTTAGTCTCTAAGTCAATCGCGATTTCTGTTATGTCGCTGGGCGTGGGGGGGAGGCTCTCAACGGGAACCCACTCGGTCTGCACTCCCCAGACGGGCTTTTTAAGATTCTTCTTCATCACGTTTTCCCGCCTCGTTGCAACGACGCTTCTCGTTCTCGTAGTACGCGCACTCGAAGGCCACTCCGGCGTATCCGGCACCGTCCACGTAGTCGTCCGCGTTGAAGTTCCCCTGCTTGCGTCGGGCGATCTTCAGCAGTTCCATTAGATTTGCGGCGTCTTCTGGAGTTAGGGTCACGCCGTCTTTAAGCGAGTCGTGAAGGTAGCCACTCCACAGGTGCGCGATGTTTGCGTGGTTTTCTACCGCAGGACCGTGGGCGTCGGCTCTGTCTCCCGCGACGTATTCCGAAGCCTTGGCTAGTACTCCGCGTGCCGTAGTTATCCTTAGCGTCATAGTGCCCATCCTCTCTGTGAATCTTCTGGGAGCTTTAGGACAAGGTTTGACTTGGCCCTTGTTAGTCCGACGTACAGAAGCCGGTGCGCGTCGTCTGGGTTCTTCTCCAGTTTCTGAATAGCCTTGCCAGAAAGGTCAAGGTACAGGAGGACGTTGTCGGCCTCCCCGCCCTTGGCGCCGTGGATGGTGGAGAGTTTGATCTTTGGCTTCTCGAAGATGTTAACGCCACGGTTCAAGAGAGATGTGGCGTAGGCCCGGTCCTCGTCGGCTATCCTGTCCAGAGCTTCGTCCCACGGCCCGTCCGGAGTTTCCAGTCCAAAGTGTTTCCTGAGCACCTCCAGACTTAGAAGGTCTTTCTCGTCGGCTCCCCCCAGCATTTTCTTGGCGCCCCGCTTCAGACGACCGGACCCGCTGGATATAAAGTTGTACAGGTTGATGGCGTCCTTGAGCGAGACCTCGTGGCCCGCCCCCTCCTGCAAGTAGTCCCACGATCCAATGGCGTTCTTGACGTTTTTGTCCAAGGACGGCGAGCCCTTCCGCTCGAAGTACTGGCCGTTAGACGTCATCCGATTCGAGATGTCGTCCAGCATGTAGTTTGCTTGCGCCAGCACCAGCCAGTTCTCGTCTCCGAACATGCTGGGGTCCACGTCGTAAACCCGCTCAACGGTGCCCTCTTCCTTCCGGGGGCGCCACTGCTTCTGCTGGCGTTTTTTGATGCGCCGAACCACGGAGTTAGCCACCGCGTGTATGCTCCGGGGCACCCGGTAGGACTGCGACAGTACCTCTGAGCTACCCTCTAGGGTTACGAAGTGGTCTATGTCTACGCCCGCCCACCGGTAAATTCCTTGGTCGTCGTCCCCCGCAACGAACATCCGCTCGCTGCGCTCACTGAGGTGGCGCGCCACCTTCCACTGTAGGGGCGTCAGGTCCTGCGCCTCGTCGAGGAACACCACCTTCAAAGACGGAATGCTGGCCGGTCTTTCTGCGAGCTTCACCATCATATCGGTGAAGTCCAGGAGGCCCTTCGCCACCTTGAACCGTTCGTACTCGCTGTAGAGGTGCGCGAACTCATAGAACGGAATGCCCAACTCCGACTCGTTGTAGGCGCGCTCTATCCCGCCCATGGAGTTCCGGGCAAGGTCGAAACCCTGCATGATTGGATTGTTGGACTTTACGGCGGCAAAGCCGTCGTCGGAAACCCTCTGAGACCCGAGGCTCGTAAGGTCAAGGC